GATTTATCTTTACTTGTAATTACAAGAATAAGATTTTACCTGCTTTACATAGTAGGTGTACCGTCATTGACTTTGCTATTAAAAATGGCCAAAAAGTTAAAACAGCACAGGCATTATTAAAACGGCTGGGCAAAGTCCTTGAAGGTGAACAAGTAGAATACGATAACAAAGTATTAGCAGAGTTAATACAGAAATACTATCCTGATTTCAGACGGACTATTAATGAATTGCAAAGATATTCTGTTAGAGGTAAGATTGATAGTGGTATTTTGTTTAGTTTATCAGAGGCAAATACAAAAGAACTTGTAAAAGTTTTAAAAGAAAAAAGATTTAATGACATGCGTAAATGGGTCATTAATAACCTTGATAAAGAGCCATCATCTTTGTTTAGTACAATATATGAGTTGATGTATAAGGCAGTTGAGGCTCAATCTGTTCCACAATCTATATTAATTATTGCTGGCTATCAGTATAAATCTGCTTTTGTGGCAGACCAAGAGATTAATATGGTAGCTTGTTTAACAGAAATCATGGCTAATTGTAAGTTTAAATAATGTACGAGTTAAAGGATTATTTAAAGGCCATAAATGAATCTAAAGAACCACTTTTAGATTCAGATGATATCATGTGGGTAAAGAAATATCCTACATTTATTATTAACAGATGTTTGTCAATGTTCTATGATACAATAATGCATAGTAACGAGATGAATGGTCTACATTTTTTACCAAAGCGTATGCAATTTCACTATTTTATAAATAGTATCCGAAAGAAAAGGCGATTTGGTGGGAAATGGCTTTCACAAAAGAAAGTTAAAGACCTTGAAGTAATAAAAGAGTATTATGGTTATAGTAATCAGAAAGCAAAAGAAGCTCTTAACCTACTTTCAGATGACCAAATTGAGAATATAAAATTAGGCCTGAAAAAAGGTGGGAGAAAAAAATGAGTGAAGATACTATAAGTTGGTCGTCAGCGGATATGCTTGAGGTGACCATAAAACAACCAGACGATTTCCTAAAAGTCAGAGAAACATTAACTAGGATTGGTGTCGCAAGTCGTAAAGATAAAACTCTTTTCCAGAGTTGTCATATCTTACATAAACAAGGTAAATATTACATAACACATTTTAAAGAGTTATTTGCTCTTGATGGTAAAAAATCTACCTTGACAGAAAACGATATACAAAGAAGAAATACAATAGCATTATTACTACAAGATTGGAATTTAATTGATGTTGTTAACACAGCATTAGTAGAAAACAAAGCGCCATTAAGTCAAATCAAAGTATTACCATTTAAAGAAAAAAAAGAATGGAATTTGGTTGCTAAATATAATATAGGCAAAAAACCTGAAGATAGTAACAATGCAAGTACAACCGTTTAAAAATTACCTAGAAGAAGCTAAAGGCGATAAAAAGTTTTTGCGTCTATTGATTATTACAGACGAACCAGATAACGCTAAAGAGTTTCATACTGCTGATAGACTACAAGAAGAATGTAAGAAGTTAAACTATCCTTACTATTTGTTTAAACTTACAGGTGGTTATACAACTTACGAGGACGGTGTTCGTAGATTTCATAACATAGACGACAAAAAAGGTTTTGAAGTTGGCGCCATGACCGTTGCAATTGTGCGTGGTTCAGTAACTAGAAAAGATAGTTGGATGGACCTTGTTTCAATTCTTGAAAGAGCAAATGCAACTCTAGTAAATCCTAGAACTACAATTAATATATGTGCTGACAAGTATAGAACAGCATTAAGACTTGCAGATTATGGTTTAACACAACCAAAAACAAAATTAATTAGCGACCCCGAAAAAGCAAATGACCAGGTTGCAGAGGCTGATATTAAGTTTCCTCTTATTATGAAAACATTAAGAGGTAGTAAAGGTGTTGGTGTCTTGTTTATAGATAGTGAGAAAGGTTTAGATTCTATTGTTCAACTTATTCACAAACAAGATGAAGACGCAGATTTATTAATACAAGAATATATCAAAACAGAATATGATGTAAGAGCTCATGTTTTAGGTGGTAAAGTATTGGCAGCCATGGCAAGACCAGTTATTGAAGGAGATTTTAGGTCAAATGTATCGCAAGGTTCTAAACCTAAAAAGATTACACTAACAGAATTAGAAATAGAAGAAACTTTAAAAGCTGCTAAGGCAGTTGGTGGTTATTGGACTGCTGTTGACTTTATACCAAGTAAAAACAGAGATAAAGAACCACCTTATTTTCTTGAAGTAAACTCTTCACCTGGTACAGAGGGTATAGAAGACGCAACAGGAATGAATATCGCAAAAGATGTTATCAATCATTTTGCTGATGGAGAAAACAGATACACGGTGCCAACGGAATGTGGTTTCAAAGAAATTTTGACCATAAAACCTTTTGGTGATTTAGTATCAAAATTTGATACGGGTAATTCTGGCATGCCTGTTATTCATGCCGACAAATATAAAATAAAAGGAAACGAAATCACATGGACTTTGTTAGGAAAAACCATTACATCTAAAATAATTAAAGAAGAAAAAATATCAGTAGGCGGATTAAGAGATTATGAAGAAACAAGATATGTCGTAAGACTTGATGTTGAGTTTGCTGGTGGTTATTATGATGATGTAGAATTTACCATAGATGATAGAGAAGATAGAACACCTATTTTACTTGATAGAGCATTTATGAAAAGATTAAATGTATTGGTAAATCCTCAAAGAAAATATGTGATTACAACTAAATATAGTTTAGATTAGGAGATAATATGAGTGATGTGAAAGTGATAAGAATGACAACTGGCGAAGATGTAATAGCTAAAGTTGAAGTTGATGAAGTAATTACTTTAAACAAACCATTCGTAATAATACCTCAACAATTGGGACCTGGTAAACCGGTTCAATTAATGATGAGTTTATACAATGCGTTTGGGAAGGGTGATAAAATTCAAGTTGGTAAAGACAAAGTGGTTTTTATGACCGAACCAAAAGATGAAATCAAACAATCTTACGAAGCAAATACTAGTAAGATACTTACACCAAATAAAGGACTTATAACTGAAACTAAATTACCAAGTTAATGGTAAAAGTTAATTTTATAAGAGATGATGAGGTAATATCAACAGATATGCCTGTTGGTAGCACATTAATGGAGGCTGCCAAAGATTTAAATTTGCGTGAGATACCAGCAGATTGTGGTGGCTCATGTGCATGTGCGACTTGCCATATTCATGTAGATAGTGTAGAATGGCAACAGAAATTAAAGATAAAAGAAAATTCTCTGGAACAATCTCTATTAGAGTATGAACCAGATTATATTGAGGGCGTGTCCAGGTTGGCATGTCAGATTCAATTAAATGATGATTTAAATAATGTAACGGTGAAATTGAGAAAGCATGAACTTCTATAAGAATGTAATAGAACATAAAGGCAAATTATTAATTCGTGGTGTCCTAAACGGCAAAGACTATAAAGATAAAATAGACTTTGGTCCTACCCTCTACGCCCTAACACAAGAACACTCACAATATAAAACCTTACAAGGTCAGTTTTTAAAACCTATTGAGTTTACCAATATTATGGCTGCTCGTAGATTTCGTAAAGATGTTGCAACACAAAACTCACCTATTTTTGGTCTTGAAAGATATCACTATCAATATATCGGCACAGAATATCCTGAAGTTATTGAATGGGATAAAGACCATATAAAAATATTTACACTAGATATTGAAACAACTTGTGAAGGAGGTTTTCCTGATGTAGAAAATCCTGTTGAAGAGTTGCTTTGTATCACGGTAAAAAATCAATCAAACAAACAAATATTAACTTGGGGTGTTGGTGATTTTCATACAGATAGAACAGATGTTACTTATGTAAAATGTAAAGACGAAAAACAATTGATGTTTGAGTTTATGAAATTTTGGTTAAAAAATTATCCAGATGTTATTACAGGTTGGAACACCAAGTTTTTTGATTTACCTTATTTAATGAATAGAATTAAACTAATTGCAGGTGATAAAGTTGCAAATAGAATGTCACCTTGGAACTTAATTAATCGTGAAGAGATATCTGTAAGAGGTAGGCCTCAAACCGTTTATCAACTTTTTGGTATCTGTATGTTAGACTACCTTGATTTATACAAATGGTTTATACCTACTAGACAAGAGAGTTATAAACTAGATTTTATTGGCGAACTAGAATTAGGTAAAAACAAAAACGAAAACCCTTATGATACATTTAAAGATTTCTATACAAAAGATTTTCAAAACTTTGTTGATTACAATATTCAAGATGTTGAGATTGTTGACGCATTAGAAGATAAACTTGGTCTTATTGATTTGTCTTTGACCGTTGCATATGATTC